AAAATCGCAGCGCACGACGGGTTCCTGCTGATTTACCTATACAAGCATCTGCAACCAAGAAACCGAGCCAATACGCTTTCTGCTCTGAATCTATAACATCAAAATAATGTTCATTGACTGGTGCTATCAATGAATCTCTAGAAGGACGCATCGTTATCCCAGAGCGAATCAACCACGTCCTAATTGTCTCATTACAAACAACCACTCCATCTTCTCGTAGGCGTTGTGCTATCTTCGGGTATGTCGCACCATCAAGATAAAGCGTTTTGATATGATCGATCTGTTCTTCTGTAAGTAATTTTCGTGCCATTTTCACCTATTTGGGCTATTTCTATTCAAAAGAATAATCTAACTTTTAAATACATTTGAATAGAAATAGCCCAAATAGGTGAAAATGGATGCTGGATATTTTTATACGAGCAGCAAAATATCCTGGATATTTTTATTCTGAAGATATATAAGCGAAGGGCCAGCAAGATTTCTTACTGGCCCTTCTTGAACGTCACGTATCGATTCTCTTAGAGATTCGTCACGTTTATAGTACCGTAATAGAGGCCGCCGTCCTCAATGAGTTTCTTTCCATAGCGGGTCATGATTCCCTTGGTCGGCGTATGGCTGTTCGGATCAAGAACAGTCGGCGTCGAGAGCAGGGGAATATATGGTGCGTAGAAATAGCCGGCATCCAGAACGCTCGATCCCTTGAAGCCCAAGAGGATCTTGCAATTCGGGAAGAGCGGGTCCTTGTACAACCGCAGCTTGCCCTGGATCGTTCCGGCGTTCATGATGCCGATGTCCACACCCTCTTGAACGAACGCATCCGAGCTTCGGAAGTCGTTCAACTGCTCGAACTTCGAGCTGATGTCAGCGGATGTCACCATCCAGTTGGCAGGACCACGCAATGTGGTTCTGTGGATGATGTTCGCAACTTCGAGCACCTTGTACAGCAAGGCGATGTTGCGATCCGTGAAGTTCACCGAAGCCCCGGCTGCCGTGGCGAAGTTGTGCGTAGCACGAATCGCAGCGGCGATGATGAGGTCGTTGATGATTTCGCGGTCGATTTCCGCAACCATCTCGTCGGCCATCAGGTCCGTCAAGGTGCTCTCGGCGTCGATGTTGTGCACCGACTTGAGGTCTTGAGCGGCTTCCAGCGACCAAGATGTCTTGAGCTTACGGGTGACGGCAGCAACGCTGTCACTGTCGATGCTCAAGGTGACTTCTGGCTGGAAGGGGTTGGCTTCGAGGTCGTACTCGTAGTTGACACGAGCAACGGCGTCGGCAGGCAGAGGAACGCCACCACCCATTGTAACCTGGACCGCACCAGTCGTGTGGCTGAACACCGTCGCTCCGGGAGTCGTGGTGTCAACGCTGATGGTGCCCATCGTACCGCTGCAATCGCCTACAACCACGACGTCTGGCGCACCAGACGAGTCGAAGCTGACGCGGAGGCAAGGAACGGGATTGTCGCAGTTCGGACCAGCCGCAGCGGCGTTGTCGTACACTTCGACCATGACCGTTCCAGCGAGGACCGGGCGATGGGCGAGAGTCTGCGTGATGACCATTCCACCGGGCTGAATGGTCGCGTCTTCGCCGTGCACTTCTTGCGAAGAGT